AGGCGGCACAACAGGCTGGTCCTGCAGGTGTGGAATGAAAAATAAGCCGGCGACGGAAGCCGGCAAATGTATGAACTGTGAGACCGAGGATAGCCAAGCACCTAATACTATACCAATTTCAAATACATATAAAGTTTCTGTTGACCCTGGAGTGCTAGATAGAAAAAGTTTTCCCATTCTGGTAATGGGAGAGTCTAGTGACGAGGAAGGGGTAGAGGTTTCTGCGCAGGAGAACGCGGAAAAGTTAGCTGTGCTAAGGAATAATTTTATGTATTATAAGGAAAAACTTGCCAGGAGCAAACGTTTTGAGCAAGAATTTCTCAAGCAAAAGTCATTCATTAAAGAGGGTGTGAGTCTAGATAACGGGTTAAAGACAAAAGGACATTTAGCGACTGGGAGATTTGTAATTAGTAAAAAATGTAGTACAAGAAACACTGTAGCTAGTAATGTATGTATCGTAGAACAAAAATTACGCAACGCTGAGAGCGGATTACATCGTTTTGGAGCACCAGGCGTGTTGGATAACGACGAAGTAGAGGGAGTGTATGTAACTATAAACGAATGTAGCTATAGTTCTGACGAGATTAATGAACATGACGAGAAGGTGAGACGAGAAGAACGGAAGACAATACCGAAATCAATAATGCGTCGGTTTTCAAGTTACCCGGTACCCGCAGCGCTACGAGTGAATGGCTTGGGAAAATATGAGGCTTGTGTGTTTTCTAACGCTGAGTATCTGGTCATAGACAGGCTAGAAGGTGAGTTTGACGAAATGGAAACGTGGTATAACTATTATAACACGGGAGTACAAGCCAAACTCATCCCTGTGTCGGGGGCAACATACGTTTATTACAAGGTGGACCAAATATTAGCGCCGGTAACGAAGCAGATTTTAGCCGCATTATCTAGGCATTTCATCGAGGACTATACTGGTTATTACAATGACTGGTGTACAGATGACAATGTCTTCCTACAGTTTGGTAGACGTGCAGGAGAAGTCGCTCCTCCCGGAGAAGTGACTGATATTGAACTGAGAGGCTTGCCTAGGGCAGACATTTCATCTCTCCATCATACGCACTTTACAGCTGAAGAAGTCTGGAGCGTATTGACGGACGAAGAAAAGAACAGAGCAAGGAAAGCTTGGCCACTCAAGAAGATATCTACGACTACCATGATGGGGGGTATCATGTTATGGTGTGCCAGTGTGTCGAACGACACCGTCGAGAAGGTAGAAAAAGCTGGCCTGTTTTCGGTTAGTTCCATCTCAGAATTTACGAAGTTGGGCAAATCTATATCGGTACGAGCCAAATCTTATCAGAATATAGTAATGTCTGATCTGAGGGACGTGTTTGAACTGGACGTCCTAGTAAACAGAGTAACAGGAGAAGTGGACTGGAAA